CATAATTTTATCCTATAATATTTTATCATACTATGCACTATATGAATACCCCGCTGCTCCTACTGCTCTCCTAGCAGTACCTACACCTGTTACATCAGATTGAACTACACCTGAACTATTTACTAAATTAGTTACACTAGAACTACCACCACTAAAGTCTTGAAAACCAAAAATTGCTTTATCTCCACCATAGTTTGTAGCTGCACCAAAATTTCTTGCAGTACCAACACCTGAAACATCACTTGCAATTACTCCACTACTATTAACTAAATTTGAAACAGATACAAAAGCACCAGCAGCATTTTGACCATAAGCAAATATAGCAGTACCAGTTCCATACTGTGCTGCCATGTGAGAAGTTAAAGCTGTACCAGCACCAGAAGTATCAGAAGCAATTACTCCTGTGTCTGAAATTAAATTTTTATTAGTTGTTTTACCACCATTCTCTCCATAAGCAAATATAGCAGTACCAGTTCCATATCTTGCTGCACCCATTCTTTGTCTTGCTGTTCCAGCACCAGAAGTATCAGAAGCTACTACACCAGAATTATTAACTAGATTTTTTGAATTACTCATACTTCCAGTATTTCCAAAAGCAAAAATTGCTAAATCATCTCCATAACCTGATGCTGATAAATCTGCTTTTGCTGTTCCTACTGCTGAAGTATCACTTGCAACTACTCCAGAATTATTTACTAAATTAGTTACTCCAGTTCTGCTACCAGTAGTACCGAATCCAAATATTGCCTTGTCACCACCATAAGAAGCTGCTGCCATAAAACCTCTTGCTGTTCCGACACCCGTAACATCCGATCCAACAACACCATTACTACCTACTAAATTAGATATATTAGTATAACTTCCAGTATCACCAAAAGCAAATATTGCTTTTTGCGTAGCTGGTGCAACAGGTGCGTCTGCTACTTCATCATCGTCTTGTGGAATCCAACCTTTGGTTGAATCTGAATAAATTATATTTAAAACTTCACCACTAGTACTATATTCTACAGTATAAATATCAGTTTGACCTTGAAAATTTAACCCATTTGAATCTATTGTAATTTTGTTTGTTCCCCATGTTCTTGCGTAGTCTACAAGTATTATTTGATTTCCTTTTTCTGCTGAACTAGGTAATGTAATTGTACAAGTAGCTGAAGTAGTATCAATCCAATAACCTCTATTAGCTTCAACAGTTTCAGCAATTGTATTTGCTGTTCCACCCATTCCTGAATGAGCAGTACAATAATAATAAAGAACAGGTGCACCAGAAGCTACTACTATTTGAGTGTAAGCTCCAGCTTGTCCAGGTGTTCCAGAAGTTGTAACGCCAGTAGTATATTCAGAACCACCACTATGTGAACCACCACTTGTTGTTGAAAATCTTAATGGGTGACCATTATTAGAACTATCTGCTTGATCAAATTTATATGTAAATCCTTCTAAAAGATTTACAGTTTGTTGTAAAACTCCATCTATATAATATCTGTTACCAGAACCAGGGTTAGCAACTGTTACTGTAAAAGTTGTTAATGCTGTAAGAATTGTAGAATTCCAATTAAGACCACCTGCTGCAGCAGCTACAACTCCAGACGCTCTAAATATATTATTGGCGACTGGTCCGCTCATAATTTTCCTATAATGTTTGGTCTAGATAGCTAATAACCATGTCTACATTACCAGCACTTGCTAGTTTAACTGAAAGAACATCTGCTGCTTCTAAAACTAATCTTGTTGTGTGTTCAAACGTTGCATTTGCTCCTAAAGCTTGATCTGAATAAATTTCATAATCATTAGCACCTGCATCATCTCTGATATATAAATCAAAAGTTTCAGCTGCACCTGCAGTTTCACACAATGAAAAATTAAGAATTGTATAAGTGTGTCCACTTGCTACAGTTAATGCATCAACTTCACTGTTTGAAATTGCTGCTACTAATTTTACCTTCATTACTTCACTTGCCATATTTCTTATCTCCTAAATTAAAATCCTAGTATCATTGATTTACCAGTGCTACTAATTGTTGGGTTCATACTTGTTTGTACTTGTACCACACCTGTACCCTTAGCTGCAAGAGTTATTCCTACATTGGTTTCGCCAGATGCTGTAATTGTTGGTGCTCCACCTGTAGCTGCATTAGCTAATGTGACTTCATTAACCGCTGAACTTGTAGCTGTTAAAACCACTAATTCGTTTCCATTAGTATCTAAAATATTAGTACCAATTTTAGGACTAGTTAAAGTTTTATTTGTTAAAGTCTGTGTTCCAGTAAGAGTTACATCTCCGTCTGCTCCTAGTGGAACTTCAATAACACCTGTGTTTGTTGCAACACCATCAAGATAAATAATTTTATATCCTTTGTCAGTTGTTGAAAAAGTAACTGTTCCACCTGAACCCGATACAGCTTTTAACTGTACTGTGTATGCACCTGATGTGCTGTTCTTAATAATGTAAAAGGTTTCTGTAAGAAGAGGAAATGTTACAATTTTGTTTCCTGTAATTGCTTCTGGTGATACTGCACCAAGAATAATAACTCTGTTTTGAGCAGCACCTGTTAAAGCACCATCATCTACAGCTAAAGCTGTTGTATTAGCTCCTGCACCTTGAGCATTTAAAGTTTGTATTTTAAATCCACCTAACAGTTGTTCTGCAAGGTTTAAGTTAGCGTTAGTTTTTGTTCCCCAAGTACCAGCATTTTCGCCAGTTGCCATTAGCTCTACGCCAAGATTTGTAAAAGTCGATGCCATAATTTTGTTCTCCTAAGCTACGTGTGTTACATCTGTATACGATGTTTCGCCTACAACGTCAACATCAGAATAATTTGTGTTTCCTACAATATTAACATCTTGATACCCTATTATAATAATATCTCCTACGCTAGATGTAGCTTGCTGTCCAGTTAATCCCATGATGTCAGCAGGAGTAATTGTACCTACAGAAGCTGTTACAGAAACTCCTGTTAAAGGAACTCCTATTTCAGGTATAATTGATCCTACAGAAGATGTTGATGATACTCCTGTTGGAGTTACAAATGTTGCAGTTGCTTCTATTAAATTTCCTACTTGTGAATTTATTTGTTGTCCTGTTAAACCCATTACATCAGCGGGAGTAATAGAACCGACGGCTGATGTTGCACTTTGACCCGTTAATCCAACGGTTTCTGCAGCGGGGTCAAAGTCTCCTACAATAGATGTTGCACTTTGACCTGTTAGCGAGACTACAGGACTTATAATAAAACTTAAACTACCTACAGCAGAAGTAGAACTTAACCCTGTTAAAGATGCAATTGTTTCTGGTGTAGCTGTTATTGATCCAACACTAGATGTTGCACTAACTCCAGTTGGTTGAACTAAACTATTAAATGAATCTCCATAAGGTTCTTCACCCCAACCATTTCTACCCCAACCTACTAAAGTTCCTGCATTATCAAAAGTTCCAACTTCTGATTGTGCTTGTACTCCCGTTAAAGTAATTACATGTTCTGATTGAGTACCATAGGTGTTTTGTCCCCAGGTTGTGCCAGATTGGTTCCAAGTGTTAGCCATAAGGATTTACCCCTATGCTATACGAACTATTGCGTTAGATGCGTCTGCTGCTGGAAATTGAATTGTAAAAGTTCCACTTGATACAGTTTTGTCACTACCAAAAGCAACAACACAAACTGCTTTATCTGCTTGTGTATCGTTATAAATTAAACATCCATTTGCTGTAAATGAAGCAGAAGTAAAACTTATATCTGCAAAATCACAACATGCTGTATCACCAGATAAAGCTGGAGTAACACTTACAATTGTTTTTCCACCGGCTGAATAAGCTGATCCAGATGTATTAGATATTTCGTTTGTTGATGCGTAAGCTGTTGTTGATTTATTTAAAGTTGCTGAACTTGTGTACAAAGCTAATTTAAAAGCGTTTCCAGATGATGCAGTAAAGTTGTGAGTACCAACTAAAATTTCTTGTTTAAAACTGTTACATATTGCTGATGTTATTGCCATAATATTTTACTCCTATTTACGGAGACGGTGATTTGACTTGTATTCTGACAGTTCCATCAGTGTAATCGTCTCGTCTTCTTCTCCCAATTTGCATTCCTGCAAACTGTTGTATTGATGTTTTATACTTATTCTCGTAGAGTGTCAACATCTCCATTGGCCCTTTTAAGAATCCAAATGCTTCTACTAAACAAGCATATAACAATCCTTGTGGGAAGTAATTACTTATGTATGTAGTAGAATTACCATCATTACCAGAACCAAGTCCTACTGGCATTTTGTTATAATATATTCTAAATTTGTAAGCTGCATCTGGTGTAGGGGCTATATATAACCCTCCAGATGTTGTATCTGTTTTAAGTGTAGCACCACCAAACATAGCATAATATTTTGGAAAACCTGTTACATCTTGTGCAGTTAGATCACCTTCAGGACCAGTTAATCTATCAGTATATTCAGATAAATATGTTTGATCTTTTTTTTCTAACCAAGTACCAGTTCCTGTAGTGTTTGCCGTTGAGTTAAATACTTCAATACCTCTAATAAACAAAGCACCAGCTGGTACATTTATAGTATTATTATCTGTAGATAGTGTACCTTCTTGTACAAATCTATCAGAATCCATAGGTAATTCAGTGTTAATTCTATACTCAGCAGCCATTATAAAACCATCTAAGATAGTTGTTGTAAATACAGAATCGTCAACCTCAGTATAATCTTTGATTGCTTGTTTTAAAGTTGTGTATGTGTAAATTGAAACTCCTGACATAATTAACCTCTATCATTTATTGGGCCGTATGTACACTGCAAACCACCACCTGCTAAATATGTGCCAGCTACAAAATCCATACCTATAGCAAGAGCTGGAACTAAATA